TGACCTTTTTATTTATTTCGGTTTTATTTGTTTCTTCGATTTTCATCATTTCATTTTTTACATTTTCCAATTGTAGTTTTAATTCATTACTTTCTTCCTGAATGATTTGTTGTAATATTTCTTCCAGTTTAATAAAATATTCGTGGATTTCCTGTGTCTTTTTTGTATCCGCTTTGATACAAAATAGTTTGAATGTTTTTACAGTAAGCATAATTGTTTCCTTATTATGACCTCCGTGTTTTTTTTCTTCGTTGTATTCTTGAACGGCACAATCTTGTTGTGCGCTATCGTAAAGCAACATTTTGTAGTCAGTATTATATATAAAAAATTTTTCCAATAATGTTTTGGCTTTCGCTTTAACACTAAACCCCAACCATTTCCATATATTATCTAAATCAATCACAAAATCGGTGGTTTGATTATAATTTAGATAACAATAACACGATGAAACGAACATTTGCTGTTCCATTTCTGAAAAATTCTCCTGAATTTTCGACAGGAATTTATTATTATATACATTTGTGAGTTTTGTGATTGGGTTCGATTCGATCAAGTTGACAATATTAAGCGATTGCATGCTTTATAATATATATAATGTGTTGTCTTTATATATGTTTCGTTGTTTATTAAAATCAAAAGTAATATTTATCGATTTTTCTAATAATTTATATATTTTACTATAAATTATTTTATAAATGTAACAAAAATCCTTACTCTAATTATTTAATTGGAGTATGCGACGCCAGCCATGCCACTCATGACACGGAGCACGTTGTAGTTAACAGCGTACACTCTCACCTTGGCAGTGGCAGTACCAGCAACAGTTCCGGAAGAAAGAACAAGTTGAAGCACTGCATTGTCAATGCGAGAAAAGTTGCAACTCCCTGAGGGTTGGTGTTCTTCGGGACGAAGAGCAAAGGAGTACACGTTAATTCCGGTGTCGGGGGCACGGGTGTGGCATTGGTAAGGTTGAACCACATCGAAGTAAGACCCTTCACGCTCAGAGAAGCGGTCTTGGCCGTTAAGCTGGAGCTTGGCAGTGACGACGGGGTTCTCGCCCCAACAGTGCATGTCAAGGGCAGTCTCGGCAAGCACGAAGGTGCCGGCATCGGACACGTAGGAACCGGTGGGGGTCCCACCGTTGGTGAAGGGGGCCATGTTGGCACCAGAAGCCCAGTCAGAAGCATCGGCAGAGGCAGTGGTCATGGGGACGTTACCAGCACCGGGCATCTCGAAGAGACCGGAAGCGTTGATGAAAGACTCGGCACCAGAGGTCTCGGCGGGTCCACCGAAGGCGTGGACGGCGTTGGGAAGAGCATCAATGGCATCGGTGTAGTTGAAGGGTTGGGCACCAAGGGTCTTGTAAAGGGTGTTGCCTGCATCCAATGAGGCGCAGTAGTCAACGTTGGCATCGGGTTGGACAACCCATATCAATTCCTTTACGGGGTGGTTAAAATTCAACTTGATTTTGTTGCTGGATGAGCCCACAGACTCGTCACCGGTGAATTGAACTTGTTCGAAAAGGTATTCGTGGGGGTTCTGGGCCATCTTGCGTCTCTCGTCGGTGTCCAAGAACACATAGTCAACGTAAAGAGAAGCAGCAACAAGGGATTGTTGGTAAGCCTGGGAGACGGATTGGGTGGCAGAGGTGGCAGTGAGGGACTTGACGGCCCACAAGCACTCACCGATGGGGCGGATGTCGAGGTTGATCTTGACCTCGTGGTATTGGAGGGCAATGAGGGGGAGGGCAAGGCCGGGGTTGCGGCAAAACCAGAAGAGGAGGGGAATGTAAAGGGTGGTCTCGGGGAGGGCATTGCGGGGTGCGCAAACCTGGGCGGGCCCACCGGCGGCAGAGCAGGGACCAGAGACGGCAGCGAAGGTGGGGTCAGTGATGTAGGTAAGTTGGGTGGTGTTACCAATCATCTTGAAGTATCCACGTTGTTGCTCAGCGGACATGGTGACCTGGTTCCAGATATGCATCCAGTCACCATATTGGCGGTCGATTCTTTGGCCTCCAATCTCAACCTCAACTTGAGCTATCATTTGCTCACCGATGAAGTCCAACCAACGGGCATAAACACCGTCAGACCCGGAGGGGGCCATGTTTTGGTTAATCTCGGGGAGAGTAACCTGGAGGTAGGTGCGGTAGCACAAATCACCGTTGCGGCTGATAGTGCAGGTGACACGGCGACCGAAGTCGGCCTGCCCGGAGAAGGTTTGTTCAATGCTCTCCATAGCGAAGTTGGTGTGGCGTCTGTAAGAAACCTTCCAGAAAGTGATCTCAGGTGTTCCAGTAAGGAAAACGTCTTGTGCGCCGTAGGCGACCAGTTGCATTAAGGCTCCCCCCATCTTTTCTTTTTATATACTATACAAAGAAAAAAAATCCGAGAAATGACTAAATATATTCATTTAAATCATTTACATTATTGGCATTGACTGTGTCTTGTGGGCATTTTTACATAATTATATTATTTGTTGTGTGATTGTAGTCCATATTTGGTAACACATCGCGTTTTTGTCGAAAAATACCGAAAATATAATGATAGATTTATTGAACAGGTGTATGAATATTCCCAAAAATATTTTATGAGACGGTTATATTAGTGGGTTGGACATCGGGACTAAAAATATTGATACCTGCCGGCTGAAATTCTTTGTATATTTCTGGGGCACATTCGTTCCATCTTGCAACCGCTTCTTCTTTGGTGGCGAAATAACCGACAAACGATGTTTTTCCGTTTAAAACCATCGTCAGTTGATATTTATTTCGACTTTTAATAAACGAAATTCCTTTATACCCTGATGTGTTTTGGGTCGAAACCTTACTATTCAGCGTATTTTCGCTGTGAGTCGCCCATCGTAAATTCAGATAATAATTATTCTCGATGTTTCGGTCAACGTGGTCGACTAATCGCTTGTTTTCGGGATTTTCGATAAAGTTTTCCGCGACCAATCGATGAACACGAACGGTAACCGGTTTCGAATCTCGGTACAAATTGGTACGTAGATATCCGTCTTTGTCTTTTCGATATTTCAATATTTTATTATTGTTTTTGTTAATGATACTGCCAAAATTCGAAATATCATAGTTGTCAAAACCGGGAATGGGTTTGTATATTTCTTGATCGGACATTCTGACTTTATAAAATGTTGAAATATCTTTATGTTATTTTGTAAAATATTTAAATTTTATATATTGTTCAAACTCCTTCACTGACGTTACGGAGTTCAGTCGCTCACCTTCGATATTGCGTAGCAATATCTCCGGCTCGCTCCAAACTCATTCGACTATGTCTAATGAGTTTTCTCGATGGAACCGAAAAAGATGTTGTCGTTATTACCGATGTCATCAATCGATAACAAAAAGAATATTTCTTACCTAATTTGGAGTATATAATGTTTTATATTATTGTAAAAACATTTAAAAATAATATTATATTATATTGTACCAAACACATTCAAACTCCTTCACTGACGTTACGGAGTTCAGTCGCTCACCTTCGATATTGCGTAGCAATATCTCCGGCTCGCTCCATCTTCGAAAATGGACAACGAAGAATTAATTGCAAAAAATAAATTATTAGAAGAGCAAATACAAAAATTACAAGATGAATTAAACGCTACCAAGGAACACTTGAAAAAATATACATCGCCAGTACGTAATAAAAAATATTATGAAACACACCGGGAAGAATTATTGGAAAAAATGAAGGCGAATCCAGTATCAAGCGAAAAACGGAAAGAATATAACAAAAAATATTATCTAAAAAAAACGGAAAATAATAACATGTAGATATATATATATATTCGCATAATTACTTAAAAACAGGTATCTATATATAATATAGGATGGAACTCCAGCGACACAATGACGGCGGCGATGAATTATTTCAAATAATGAAGGAACGAATGAGTTCCGAACAGGAACAAATATTTATGATTAGTCATTATTTATATTTACAACATGGGTCAGATTCCACTCAATTTGTGGTTGATTTTGATAATGTTTGGAAAACGGTAGAATTTACAAGACGAGATAGTGCGAAACGAATCTTAGTTAAAAATTTTACAGAGCAAATCGATTACAAAATAGTCGCTCCGTTTTTTTGCGGAGCGACTTTGGAAGCACAAAATGAACAAAAAAAACATGGCGGACAAAATAAGGAAACCATTTTGCTGACCGTCGATTGCTTTAAAAATTTTTGTATGTTAGCGGCAACTACAAAAGCAAAAGAAATCCGGTCCTATTACGTCAAAATGGAAAATATAATGCACGAATATTATAAAAATTTTCAATCTAAAAATAATGAATTACAAAACTCGCTCCAAGTTTCTCAAACCTCGCTCCAACTTTCTCAAACCTCGCTCCAAGTTTCTCAAACCTCGCTCCAAGTTTCTCAAAAAGAAACTTCCGTCAAACGACACGAAGTATTGATTGGAAGCAATAAAAATAAATGG